ACAGATAAGAGATTTAACTAAAGAAATGACAGAAAGAACTAGAGGAAAAGTAGAGCCCTTTAAGTTTGAAGAACAAAAAAAAGTTTTTGCAGAATTACGAGAAAAAACGGCAAAAGCAGATGTTAGAAGAGCAGAAGACCCTAATGTAATGGATATAGGCGATATTTTTGACGAAAATAAAAAACTATACGAACAAGCCGCAGATGTTGCTGTAGATTCTAAAAAATTTGTAAAAAGATTAGATGAATTAAAAAAGCTTAGAAAGAAAAAAAATGTAGATCAAGAACATCTTGAAGATTTAATTGAGACACTAGAGAATTTTAAATCATCTAAAACTTTTACAGGCAGAGAAAAGTTAGCAAAAAAATATACAGAAGAAAATGGTTTTTTAAGTTATGTAGAAAAAGGAAGAAATGAAGTGTTAGAACCTGTTTCTGTTTATGGCACAGTTCCAAATATACCCCGTCCAGCAGAACTTTTAGCAGGAATATCTCATAAAAGTGATACTCTTGACAAAGCTGAAGATACAAAAAGTTTTATTAATGCTTCAAAAAAAGGGGAACAAACACCACTAAACGTATTAGGTCTTAACATAGATATTCCAAACAGTGTGGAAGTTAGTAGTCGTTTAGATATACCCGGATATACACAAAAAGGACAATACATTAATACACTAACTTTTAGAGACGCTGACGGAGTTACGAAAAAAGTTTACGCTCCAATTACTTTTTTAAAAAATGCTTATTTTGCTCCTCAAGCAAAAGCTGCATCTAATGTGGTTATGGGTAAAAAACCTAAAACACCTTTTTCAGCTATTAAAGGAGAGTTTGAAAACTTAAGTGTTCCTAGAGCTCAAAAACTAGCTGAAGACATTTTGAGTGGTAAAGAAGAAGGATGGACTCAAGTTGGTTTTAACCCCATGCGATCTGGAGGGTATTTTAATCGAGCAAATCCAGAGGAAACCGTTTTTTATGGTGACGAAATGTTGCAAATAGGTCCGTTAGTATTGGTCAAAAATGCAATAAAATCTTCTAAACCTTTGGATCAAGACGCTGCTACAAAAAAACTGTTAGCAAAAAAAATAGGAAATGATCAAGCTGAAAAGTTTGCTCAAGGTCAATATGTCGAAGTGGATGGCAAAAAAATAAAGTTTAAAGAAGGCGGCGAGGTCAGTGGAGTAGGAACTTTGAATGATACAGCAAGAAACATGTTCAAACAGCCACAAGGTGTGGTAACATTGTCTTCTGTTGCAAGAAACATGTTTATATAGAATAATATAGGTATAGAGTATAAGGACAAACTATGAGCAAAAAAAGTAAAAACATTGAGACTCCACCAGCAGAACCTGTAAATGATCCTTATTTAGAGGGTGGATATATTAAACCAGTAAAGATTGTTGATCCTGATACAGGAGAAATTTTCATTGACTATACGGGTGTTGGAACCAGAGAAAACGCCAAGAAATACGATGAGTTACAAAAAATACCTGTTAAAAAAGCAATGGGTGGAGAAATTTCTGTAAAGAGAAAGAAAAACTCTATTGACGGTTGTGCAATTAAGGGATATACAAAAGGGAGAAGATAGGTATGGCAGAAAGCCCACCACCAGTATCTTTGGTAGAAAGAGTTACTGACGATCCAAAAGTAGAGGACGCTCAAACAGATTTAGAAATTGAGATGCCTGCTGCAACATTCAAGACCGACATTCCAGACGGCATTGAAATTGAAATGACAGAAGACGGTGGTGTAACGATTGATCTAGACCCCACTGCTGAAAACAATCCAATGACGGGAGAGTTTTACAGAAACCTTGCAACAGAACTTGATGACAGTGAATTAGGTCGATTATCTTCTGATTTAGTTAGTGAGTATGACGCAAACAAGTCTTCTCGTAAAGATTGGGAAGATGCGTATGCTAATGGATTAGAACTTCTTGGATTTAATTACGAAGAGCGTACCCAACCTTTTAGAGGAGCAACAGGGGTAACGCATCCATTATTAGCTGAAGCTGCCACACAGTTTCAAGCTCAAGCATTTAATGAATTATTACCTCCAATGGGTCCAGTTAGGACAACCATTATGGGGACTCCTACTAAAGAGAAAGAAGAACAAGCTAAAAGAGTTCGAGAGTTTATGAATTACTACATGACTAATGTCATGGAAGAATATACTCCAGAGTTTGACCAGATGTTATTTTATCTCCCATTGGCAGGATCAACTTTCAAGAAAGTTTATTACGATGACGGAATGGAAAGAGCAGTTAGTAAGTTTGTTCCAGCCGAGCATTTAGTTGTGCCTTATGAAGCTAATGATTTAGATACTTGCCCAAATATTACGCAAGTTGTCAGAATGGATTTAAATGAGCTTCGTAAGAAACAAATTAGTGGTTTTTACAGAGATATTCCCGTGCATCCTGCACAGAACCCAACTGATAGTGTGTCCAATGAAATTGATTATATTGATGGCGTTCAGCCTAGTAATATTGACTATGACTGTACATTGCTTGAATGTCATGTTGATTTAGACCTCAAAGGTTATGAAGATAGAGACGAGAATGGGGAACCAACAGGAATTAAAGTGCCATATGTTGTTACCGTAAGTGAGGACAATGGTCAAATTCTATCAATAAGAAGAAACTACAAAGAGGATGATCCACAAAAGAGAAAGATACAGTATTTTGTGCATTACAAGTTTCTTCCCGGCTTTGGATTTTATGGATTAGGTTTAATTCATACCATTGGTGGACTCTCCCGAACTGCCACAGCAGCCTTGAGACAACTCATAGATGCAGGTACGTTATCAAATCTACCCGCAGGATTCAAAGCTCGGGGACTTCGTATTAGAGATGATAGTGACCCACTACAACCCGGTGAGTTTAGAGATGTAGACGCACCCGGTGGAGCGATTCGTGATAGCTTGATGCCATTACCATTTAAGGGACCAGATTCAACACTGTTCCAATTACTTGGTTTTGTGGTTCAGGCAGGACAAAGATTTGCAACCATTACTGATTTAAAAGTAGGAGATGGTAATCAACAAGCAGCCGTTGGTACAACTGTTGCAATGTTAGAGCAAGGCACAAGAGTAATGAGTGCCATACATAAGAGATTACATTATGCAATGAAACAAGAGTTTAAACTTCTTGCAAAAGTAATGTCTGAGTATTTACCACAAGAATATCCTTACAGTATTGAAAACGCAGAGCAGTCTGTTATGGCAGCGGACTTTGATGATAGGGTAGATATTATTCCTGTTTCAAATCCAAATATATTTTCTCAAGCACAGCGTATTGCTTTAGCTCAAACACAAATGCAATTAGCTGCTCAAGCACCTGAACTACATAACATGTATGAAGCTTTTAGAAGAATGTATGAAGCCCTAGGCGTCAGAGACATTGATAAGATTCTTAGAGCACCATCATCAGATGAGCCCATACCAAAAGACCCTGCTCAAGAAAACATTGATGCACTAGAAAACACAGAGTTAAAAGCTTTTGAAGGACAAGACCACGATGCCCACATTATGGCACACTTAGTTTTTGGTTCTTCTCCATTAGCACTAGCTAGTCCAAAGGTAGCAATTGATTTACAAAAGCACGTTATGGAACATGCTAAACTTAAAGCACAAGAGCAGACAATGATATTGTTTATGCAACAGAATCAAGGTCTATCCCCAACTGAAGATCAGATGATTGAGTATGAAGCAATGACAGCACAGATTATTGCTCAAGAAATGCAGAATGTGAAGATGTTAAGTGCACAGATTGCAGGTGGTGGAGAGCAAGGTGCTGACCCTGTTGTTGCTCTAAAACAGCAAGAATTAGGTATTAAACAGCAACAAGCTCAAGCAGATGCCTTAAATGACCAAGCGAAGATTCAACTCGAAAGACAGAAGATGGCAGAAAGGGCTAGACAGTTTGATGAAAGAATAGATAGTCAAACGAATATTGCTAGAGAAAGAATACAAGCTACCAATCAAAGAGAAATGATTAAACAACGAAATAAAGGAAAATAGTTATGTCAAAAGTTAAAATTTTAGGTGCACCAATACAAGAGCCACCAGCTCCAAGTAAAGTTGCGGAAATTCAAGGACAAGGATCAATACCCTATGCACAATGTATCGAAGAAGCTACACCAAATACGGCAGTCGGTAAGAAAGTTACTGGACAAAAGCGAGGAATGGGTGCTGCTCTCCGTTCTGGGCGTTATACTAGTTGTTGAGAAAAAAATAGATGCCTTTATTGAGTGGATCATCGGAAAAAACGATAAGTAAGAATATTAAAAAACTTATTGGCGAAGGATATAAACAAAAACAAGCTGTAGCTATTGCATTATCTAATGCAGGAAAAAGGAAGAATGGTAAAAAAACTAGAGCCTGAAAGTCGCTACAATGAGTTTGATTTAAATCACGATGGCACAGTGGACGATGCAGAAATAGCAAAGTCAAAAGAAATGATAGAGCTTGAGTTAAGAGAAGAGAAAAGCCACGCTCAAAAACAGATGTCTTGGACAGCTATTGGTAGTATGATTGCCTTTACTCTTTTGTTATTTTTACCTCTTGTGTCAGAAACAAGAGTATCAGCATTAGCTGATTTATTAGGATTATTTTATTTAGGACAAGCATCCATTGTAGGTTTTTACTTTGGAGCAACAGCATATATGAGTAGGTCACGATAATGGATTTAGCACCACAATTTAGTATGCCCATGCAGATGCCAACGGTAAATCAACCGATGATGGCACAACCACAAATGCCACAACCCCAACAAACAATGGAGCAAAGGTTAGGCTCGTTGGAAGAA